CTCACCTGCTCTTCGTTAAACAAGGCTTGGCCCTTCTTGCTTCTCGCAATTAGCTTGTTGAGATTTAGCTTCAGTTTCACGATATTATTTGCAGCTTTTTCTTCCTCGGTTTGCAGCTTGTTAAGTTGATTCTTTTCTTTTATCTCGATTTCTACGAGCCTGACCCTTTTCTTTTGAGGAGGCAAAGCTTGGGCAGCTGTTTCTGCAAGCTCCCTTTCTTTTGCAATCATTTCCCTTGTCAGAGTTATGCCGCGTTCACGGTTTCTAATCTGTTGAATTTGGAAGTCCGCTAGATCTTCAGAAATATCTTTGGCGCCAGTTCCTCCACCAGTAGTGCTGCTGTCCGGACGGTCGCCTGGCTTGCGAAGACCACTTCCAAACTTGAGATTAGAAGTGTCAAAATCAAACATGTCTAAGATCTGCTGCCTTCTTGCCTGCATCCCTGCATCTGCAGCGCCTACTCCAAACCTTTGGTCAAACAACTCGGTATAACGTTGTCTAGCTCGCTCTGAGGTGCCGCCAACACTTCCGCTCATTGCACCCATCTGCACGAGTGGGTTGAAGGATGGAACCCCAATCTCCTTGTTTACTTGATCCCTTAATTCTGCTTTTGCTTGTGCAAACTGCTGTGGCGTACCACCTTCTCTGTAAAACTTACCCTCTGCATCTAATTCTTTAAATTCACGACGCAAAAATTTGATGCCAGCACCAACCGCGTCAAAGATAGGTCCAAACACTGCGCCTATAACTTTGCCCATTTCCTTGAAGAAATTCACAAGATCTTGGCCGAATAATATAAAGTCAGCCATTACATTTTTTAGCTGCTCCTCGTTTTCTACAGCAAAATTCAAAAGGCCCGCAATGTAGTCCTGAAAGCCAGCGCCAACCTTTGCAAAGAATCCACCAAAAGTGATTTCTGCTTTTTTCAATGCGACCTGCAAGCGTGCTCCTGCAAGCTCAGGTGACTTCGCTAATTCCTCAGCAGTAGTTCCATACCTTCTAATTAGCTCTTCGGTGAACCCAACAAAGTCATCAAGAGTAACTTTGCCTTGCTCTAACAGCTTGTCTAACTGCTTAGTGCTGATTCCCATTGAGTCAGCAAAAATAGTAAAGGCACCTGGCAATCTTTCCCCGATTTGTTGTCTCAATTCTTCGGCGCTAACTTTACCTTTAGAGAAGACCTGTGCAGTTGCTCTTAGCGCTGAGTTGAGGTCTTCTGTGTTTCCACCAGTGGCAAGCACTGATGCAGACATAGCCTCGAAAGCTTTATTGGTCTCAGTCGTGCCTAGACCTGCACCTACAACACTCGCTTTTAGCTTTGTGTACTGAGAGATTGTCTGGTCGAGAGGAACGACAAACTGATCTGAGAACTTCCTAGCAGCCTGAATGCTTACATTGAAATCTTCTTGATCCTTGCTAACACCCGCAAGGGCAATCTGATATTTATTAAATGTCGCAGCAGTCTCAGCGACTGCTCCTGCCTGCTTGCGGATGTTGCCAACAAAGGCGCCGGCTGTTGCGCCGACTACAGCGCCTGGCAGGCCACCAACCGCACCGCCAATGAGAGAGCCTGCGAAGCCCTCAGGGCCACCAAAAACACCTGCTCCAAGCGCAGTAGCGGCTACACCCCCTGCTGTTTTGAGTCGACCACCAATTCCACCACGACGATTGCGACCCTCAGCCTTTGCCAGCTCTTGGCTGTATTTATTTACGTCAGCCGTAAGCTGCTTAAACTGCCTTGAGCCAATCTCTGCCTGACCTCTCAGTGCCTGTAAGGCATTGACTTGGCCTCTAATTGTTTCAATATTTCGTTTTCCAGCAGTATCGAAGCTTTTTATTCGATCTCGTACTTTGCTGATGCCTTGAGTGTCGAGCTTGGTTGCAGCATTGGCTAGACCACGAAAAGAAGACTCAAGTTTTTTGACAACCTGACTGGCATTGGCATCCGTGACCTTTAGAGCAATCTTGATCTCTTCAAGCGGACTTCCCATTTGAGCGCTTCCTTAGTTCGGTGAGGGCGGTCGCCTCCATTACCTGAAGACGCTCAAGCACATCAGTGCGATTTTCCACATTGTAGAGGTCAAACAAGCCTCCGGAACCCAGCAATACCTCGTACTTCAGCCCAAGCAAACCATCCATTGACACGTTCCACTGCGTCTGGGCACGCAAAAACATTTGAACTGTTTCCCAGTTCTCCTCCCATACCTCAAAGTCTTCAGGCTCCTCGGCTTTGGGCTTCGGCAGTTTCATGCCAAACGCTGCGGCATCGTCTTGGGTCTTGTCCTCGACCTGCTTGCCGCCAGAAGCCCAATAGACCGCAGCGTCTTTTAGTTTCCCGCTTCTCCCTCCGAGTAAGTGTTGGTGTAAGCATTCAGCACCGACTTGAGCCAATCAACGTCGTCACCGAACTCCTTGAGCAAGTCTTTTGAAAAAGCCAAAGGCTCGCCATCTTCCTCGATGCCTTCCCAGCCAACCAAAATCTTCTCGAGAAAAGGCAGGCCTGTTGCGTCACCCATCTTCTCAAGTTCAGACATCTTCACTCTTTTGAAGATTGCGATGAACTCAGATGTCTCAAATTCACCAGGGCGATCACCGCTTGGTTCTTTTACTTCGACAGGCCACTTGAACGTTTTATTCTTCTTGCGAACAAAAGCCATTAGGTAAGGAGCATAAGCCGGCTCAGCTTACACAAAAAAAAGGAGCCCGCAAAGGCTCCCATAAGTGTTGATTTCTGCCTTGGATCAGGTGAAGACCAAGTCAAACTCAGCGTTCGCTGCAGCGTCTGGCACGCAGGTGTAAGGGATCTCAAGCATCGCAATGCCATCAGAATCACCGTAAGCCACATCACCAATGTCCACCTTGCTGGAGGTGAATTGCACCTTGTTGCCAGCAACCGTGCCATGGGTGAAGACGAGGTTGCCAAGGGCGGCGTCGTCATCAACAGCTGCTGCGAAGTAATCCTTCGTGCCAAGAGCCACGGCTTCAATAGAGACTGAGCCGCCAGCAGCGCGATCGGTAATCAAGACCTCTTTGGTCCCGCCAACCAGTTCGCGATACACAGTGCTGTTGCCGAGATCAAACGAGAAGCTCTGCAGAGCACCTGCGTAAGAAAGCAGCTGGAAGCCCGTCACATTGCCGTTCTTGAAAATCAAAGGATCATCCTGATTCGCGTAAGTCGGAGTCAGGAGCGCAGTGTCGTCGGGAGCGTTGTAGATGCCGGTGAAAGTAAAATCCAAAGTTGGGATCTCTCCAACATTGGCGCTCAGAGCAACGTTTCCTCGGCAGCCAGTCATCTTATGACGGACGCCATCAATGTTGTAGTGAATGGTGACTGAAGAAAAGCTCGCGCTGACCGGGTCGTAGGTCACCGAAGTGTTTGCAACAACAGTCTCAGCGAGACCACATGCCTTCAGTGCTTTGCCGTAAGCAGGTGCAGTGCCTGCAGTGCCAGATCCAGCGAGTTCAACGCTGAAAGTGCATTCAACGCGAGTGTTTGCGAGCAGCTGTTGAGACGCGCCTAAGTAAGGACGAATTAGATCGCGGCTAACAACATCACTGCTCTGAGGAGTGATGCTCAGATCCCTTACGAGTACGGCGTCGGCCCCGTCCGGAGTTGGATCCGTCCCGTAGCTTGACTCCGTCTCGATCACGATCAGGCGTTTGCGCAGTAGCAGTGCCATCGGATGTTTCCTGTGATGGTTGTGGTGGAAGCGTCCGCTCGATCAAAGTGCGCACGCCCGT